CAAGGGTACACTATTGCATCTACTTCGGCAGATGCTAGTGCTACTGCTGTGTATACTTGCCCTGCTAACTTTAGTGCTATTACTAGGTATTTGCACATAAGTAATAATGCTTCTTCTACTAAAAAAGTGTATGTGCAATTTTACCATGCTGAAGATAATGCTTATCACTACATAGCTAATGGACTTAGTATGGCAGGACACTCTGTAACTAATCTAGTAAATGGTGGTTACTTTAACTTACATTCAGGTGATAAGATTATGGTATACGGTGAAACTACTAATACTATGGAAGTAATTGTTTCTGTAGAAGAATACTTTGACCCTAACAGATAATGCATAACGGGGTTGCAATCTTATCTATAGTATGTTATAACTAAATATGTAAAACTACTCCTGCACAAGACAAAAGGAGTGGTGCTATGTTTAAGAAAATATTTAAAAAGATTCAAGAGAATCAACAACGAAGAGCAGACTATTGGATACTCATGAATTTGAGTGACAAGGAACTGCATGACATGGGGATTAGTCGTGGCGAAATCAGGCAAAAAATCTACAGTTAATGCGGCAGGAAATTATACTAAGCCTACTATGCGTAAACGTCTTGTTGCATCCGTTAAAGCTGGCGGCAAAGGTGGAGCACCCGGACAGTGGTCAGCTAGGAAGGCCCAAATGGTCGCAAAGCAATACAAAGCAAAAGGTGGTGGCTATAAATAATGGCTTTATCTAAATCACAAAAAAGCCTAAAGTCTTGGACCAAGCAGAAGTGGAGAACCAAAAGTGGTAAGCCATCAACGCAAGGTCCAAAGGCGACAGGTGAAAGGTATTTACCTGAAAAAGCTATTAAGTCTCTTAGTGCTTCTGAGTATGCCTCTACAACACGAGCAAAACGAAAAGGCACTGCTAAGGGTAAGCAGTTTGTGGCTCAACCTAAGAAAGTTAGAGCCAAAGTAAAACCGCATAGGAAAATCACATGAGCCGTAATCTAACGGAAAAACAACAAAAGTTTCTTGATGTTCTATTTGAAGAAGCTCAAGGTAATTTATCTCAAGCAAGAAAAATGGCTGGGTATGCAGAGACTGTCGCAACCTCAGCTATTGTAAATTCTTTGCAGGATGAAATTGCAGATCTTACTAAACGGTTTATTGCAGCAAGTGCAACTAAAGCTGCTTACTCTATGAAACAAATTATGGATAGCCCAACTGATTTGGGTAATAAAGAAAAAATGGCAGCAGCTAAAGATGTGTTAGATCGTAGTGGATTTAAAGCATCAGATAAAGTAGAAGTAACTGCAGCAAGCCCTTTGTTTATTTTACCACCTAAAAATGAAGAAGATTGATAAAGTTTGGACACTACCTGCTCCAAAGCCAAACGAAAAGTTTGAGTGGAGAAAAGTTGTAAGAGTAGGTAGGTTAGTTCCATTTGGCTATAGACAAGACCCTGACGATTGTGATATACTATTACCTATCCCAGAAGAGTTAGATCTTTTAGAGGAAGGTAAGAAATACCTAAAACAGTATAGCTACAGAGATGTAGCTGCTTGGTTGAGTGAAGAATCAGGTAGGTATATATCTCACGTAGGTTTAATGAAGAGAGTTCAAATTGAACGAAAACGTCAGAGAGAAGCTGCAAACCAACGTCAGCTTGCTGAAAAATACAAAAAAGCCCTCGAAAAGGCGAAGAAGCTCGAAGAAGAAAGACTTGGTGGAAGAGAAACCAGAGTCTCTTCAGGTTGAGCAAGTAGAAGAATTTAATACCAGAGAGGTTATATTTAAACCTAACCCCGGTCCACAGACAGAGTTCTTAGCTTCTACTGAACAAGAAGTATTATATGGTGGATCAGCAGGTGGGGGTAAATCGTACAGTCTGGTTGCTGACCCTGTACGTTATTTAAATAACCCTAATGCTAGAATGCTTTTAGTACGTAGAAGCACTGAAGAACTAAGAGAACTTATCTCTGTATCTAAACAATTATACCCCAAAGCAATTCCCGGTATTAAGTTTATGGAACGAGATAAGACTTGGGTAGCTCCGAGTGGGGCAACACTCTGGATGTCTTACTTAGATCGTGACGATGATGTTATGAGATATCAAGGTCAGGCATTCAACTGGATCGGTTTTGACGAATTAACGCAATGGCCTACACCCTATCCTTGGAATTATATGAGGTCACGTCTTCGGACAACCAAAGCCAGTGGACTACCCTTATATATGAGGGCAACCAGCAACCCCGGAGGTCCGGGTCATCAATGGGTAAAGAAAACTTTCATTGACCCTAATACTCCTAATGAAACTTTTTGGGCTACGGATACAGACAGCGGTGAGATTATTTGCTGGCCTAAAGGTCATAGTAAAGAGGGTCAGCCCTTATTTAGACGTAGGTTTATCCCTGCTACCCTATTCGATAATCCTTATCTAGCAGAAGATGGTATGTATGAAGCTAATCTTCTGTCGTTACCTGAGCATCAACGTAGGCAACTACTAGAAGGTGATTGGGATATTAATGAAGGGGCAGCATTCCCAGAGTTTAATCGTAAAGAACATGTAATAGAACCTTACGATATACCAAATAGTTGGGCTAAGTTTAGGGCTTGTGACTATGGATACGGTTCTCATACAGGGGTTGTGTGGATTGCAGTAACTCCAGCAGAACAATTAGTTGTATATAGAGAAATGTATGTATCTAAGGTTACTGCTACTGATTTAGCAGATAAGATACTAGAAGCTGAAGATGGTGAGAAAATACGTTATGGTGTTTTGGATTCTAGTTTATGGCATAATCGTGGTGATACTGGGCCATCATTGGCTGAACAGATGATTATGAAGGGTTGCCGTTGGCGTCCTTCTGATAGATCTAAAGGCTCTCGTGTAGCAGGTAAAAATGAATTACATAGGCGATTACAAATTGACGAATTTACAGAAGAACCTAGATTGGTATTTTTTAACAATTGTGTTAATACCATCTCTCAGCTACCTGCCTTACCTTTGGATAAAAATAATCCAGAAGATGTAGACACCAATGCGGAAGATCACTTGTATGATGCTTTAAGATACGGTGTAATGACTAGACCACGAAGTAGTTTATTTGACTTTGATGCAAACAACCATCGTACAGGGTTTCAAGTTTCAGACGCAAAATTTGGATATTAAGGATAGAATATGGAAGAAGAATTTGAAGATATGATGATGGACATGGAGGAAACTTCATCCATTGAAGATGTAAAAGAAGAAGATTATTCCGATCCAGCAACAGGACAGATTGTTCAGTTTGTTAAAGAAAAATATTCTAAGGCAGAAACTGCACGAGAGCTTGATGAACAACGTTGGATTCAAGCTTATCGTAACTATCGTGGTATCTATGGCCCTGATGTTCAATTTAGTTCTACAGAAAAATCACAAGTCTTTGTTAAAGTAACTAAAACTAAAGTACTAGCCGCATATGGTCAGATTGCAGAAGTATTATTTGGTGGTAATAAATTTCCTATTACTATTGATCCGACTGTTCTTCCTGATGGAGTTGAAGAAACAGTAAGTTTTGAATCTAATGCTGATCAACGTAAGGCAAATGAAAGTTTGCCAGAGTTACTTCCCGGTGAAACATATCAAGAATTTAGAGAACGTCTTGCTGGTATGAAAGCAAACCTAGATCCAGTTATGGATTATCTAGAACCCGGACCTGCTAAAACTCCTACATCTCCACAGTTTCATCCCGCTGAAGTTGCAGCAAAGAAAATGGAAAAGAAAATACATGACCAACTAGAAGAGTCTCATGCTAAAAAACATCTTCGTGCTGCAGCTTTTGAGTCAGCATTATTTGGTACTGGTATTATGAAAGGTCCATTTGCTGTAGATAAAGAGTATGCTAATTGGGATGAAGAGGGTAATTACTCTCCTATGTTTAAAACTATTCCACAAACTAGCTCTGTATCTATATGGAATTTTTATCCAGACCCAGATGCTGCTACTATGGAAGAAGCAGAGTATATTGTAGAACGTCATAAAATGTCACGTTCACAACTACGTGGTTTAAAAAATCGTCCATACTTCCGTGAAAATGCAATTGATAATGCATTACGTCTTGGTGAATCCTACAACAAAGAGTGGTGGGAACATGTAATGGAAGATAACTCAGAACAAGATCAAGCACAACGTTTTGAAGTTTTAGAGTTCTGGGGTTTTGTAGATACTGAATTACTAGTTGAACAGGATATTGATATTCCTGATGATTTAAAAGATGCAGAACAACTAAGTGTAAATGCTTGGATCTGTAATGGACAGGTACTACGTTTAGTAATGAATCCATTTACCCCTGCGTATATTCCATACTTTGCAGCACCATATGAAATGAATCCCTACAGCATTTTTGGTGTAGGTATTGCAGAAAACATGGATGATACTCAAACCCTAATGAATGGGTTTATGCGTATGGCAGTAGATAATGCTGCACTGTCAGGTAACTTACTTATTGAGATTGATGAAACTAATCTAGTACCGGGGCAGGACTTGTCTGTGTACCCCGGAAAAGTGTTCCGTAGACAAGGCGGTGCACCCGGACAAGCCATTTTTGGTACTAAGTTTCCTAACGTATCTAACGAAAATATGCAAATGTTTGACAAGGCAAGGGTACTATCTGATGAGTCAACTGGATTCCCATCTTTCGCACATGGTCAAACAGGGGTTACAGGTGTTGGTCGTACTGCCTCTGGTATCTCTATGCTTATGTCTGCTGCCAACGGCTCTATCCGTAACGTAGTCAAAAACATAGATGATTATTTACTAGCACCACTAGGCAAAGCTTTTTTTAATTTTAATATGCAGTTTAACTTTGAGTCAGATATTAAAGGTGACTTAGAAGTAAAGGCTCGTGGTACTGAAAGTCTTATGGCTAATGAAGTACGTAGTCAACGTTTACTACAGTTCTTACAAGTTGTCCAGAATCCTGCACTAGCACCATTTGCACGTATGGATTACATTGTACGTGAGATTGCTAAGTCTATGGATCTTGATCCTGACAAGGTGGGGAACAATATGACACAAGCTGCAGTACAAGCTGAGATACTCAAGAAGTTTCAAGAAGCTAATCCACCACCAGCACCAGAACCACAACCGGGTGTACCACCACAAGGTGGCCCACAGGGAGCACCTGCGGGTGTTCAGGTTCAGGATACCCAAGGTAGTGGGGGTGGCACTATAGGAACTGGTACAGCCCCTCAGCCGGGAGAACAGGGCTTCTCAGGTAATACTGGTGGAGCACCTGTACAGTGAGCCAGTTAAAGCTAGTCGTAAATAATAAACCTCAGTGGGATGCAATGCTGGAAGAAATTTACTTTCGTATTGCATTTGCACATAAACAAATGGAACAGTATGATGACCCTGCAGAAATCTACAGGTTGCAGGGTGAAATACGTGCATTAAGATCTTTAACTAAACTTAGGGATAAAGTAAATAATGACTAGTCTTGATCAACAAATGAAAAAAGGTATGGGTTACGGTGAACTGATTGTAGATAATATAATTGGTTTAGATAACGAATATGAATCATTTGGTGAAAAACTGGGTAAAGCAATTAATGAAGATGAAATAGGATTCCTTAAAAATGCTGCTGTTGGTATCTATGAAGGGGCTAAAGAATTTGTAACTAACCCTGTAGAAACAACTAAAGAAGTTATTACAGATATTAAAGATAGTGTACAAAGACTTGGTAGTGAAGATTTAGATACAAGACTACAAAGTATGTATGGTATATCATACGACCAAGCCACAGATCAACAAGTAACCTCTGCAAGAGAAGCTGTTATCGGTGATGCTATGACTGCACTGGAGTTAATTCCTGCAGCTAAAGCAGCAACAGTTACTGCAAAAGCAGCAAGCTCTGCTATACCTAGTGGAGTTAAAGCTGATATAGTAGGTCAAACCAAAGCAGTCTTTGGTGGTGACATGGAGTTTTTAAGAGGTACACCAACGGAACGTTCTAGTACTGTAGGTGTTGGTGCTCAAAGAGCAGATAAACCTACATTACAGTTTGAGACTTCTTCTGGTTCTACATACGATCAATTTAAAAATGCTACTACAATAAGAAATCGTGCAGAACGAGATGATAATGAAGTATCTGGTGTTCAACCTCGTAGTGGTAAAACAGTATTTATGAATAAAGAAAGTATAGATACTATTGGTCCACTATTTCAAAACACAGAAATACCAGTTCAGTTTATTCCTCTTGAGGGTAATAAAGCTAAATTAATTTACACAGAAGATTATGGACCTAAAAAAGCTGGGGAAGATGCTTCAAATGTAGTACAGTTTACGACTAGTCCACGTATGGGTTTATATCCTGTAGAAATTATGGATAGTAAAAATACTGATAAACGTAACATACATTTTGGAAATGAGATTGTAAAAATTAGATCTGCATCTAAAAAAGATAAAGAAACTAAAAAAGAACCTAAAGTATCTTTTGCTCCACTTGTTAGACCTAACGAAAAAAAGACTGCCCATAGTAAAGCTATGGATATAAGAGAATCTGCTGCTATTCGTCTTTCAAATCTAAGCCCCGAAGAACAAAAAACAATAGAAGATATGAACCTTACAAAATTAGAATCTTCTGATTTTTACAGTTCTATTCTTCCCGGTGTAGCAAGTTTAGATATTCCTGAAGGTGGAATTAAAGGATCAAAAGTTAAAGATTTTTTAGAAAAAGATAATAATATTTCTAATACACAATTATACTGGTCAGGTCTTTTTAATGAAATTGATTCAGATACAATATATGATAAAGATACTTTAGTTAACTTAGCTCGTCAAAATATCCCTAAAATAGAAATAGTAACTAATACAGGAAGTGCAGGTGCTAGATACAGAGATTTACAAAGAATACCTTTAGTTGAAGATAGTTCAACAGATAAATTTGTAACCAAACAAAGTTTACCTGTACCCGCTCATATAAGATTTGAAGGTCAACCGGGAGCAGAAAAAGATTCTTACAAAGAATTAATTGCAATTAATAAAAACCCTAAAGGCAATTTTTATCAAGCTGCTGAAAGTCATTGGGGTTATGGTGGCACAGCCGTAGCTCACACAAGACTTAGTGAGTATACACACAATGGAAATAAATTTGCTGTTGTAGAAGAACTTCAAAGTGACATGGCTCAAGTTGCTACTGATGACAGAAATAAAAATTTAGAAGTAGCTACTAAAGAAAACTCAACTAACGAAATTCCATTAACTGCAGGTGATATATCTGATAGTTTAATTAATAGTAGTTCTGATTTAGTATCTAATTTTTATATTACAGAAGCACCATCAAATTTTAAATTTACAAATAGGTTTGAACAAGAACTTGAAAATATATCACAAACTTTTTACAATAAAAGTTTTAATGATCTTGCAAGTGAGCAAGAATTTGTAGAAGTTTCTGAAGCTGTTTTATCTGATTTAATGTTTCAATTTGCAAATTTAAAATTTAAATATGAAAATAATGAAATAAATCTGGCTGAAGTTATGCAAAAAATAACTACAAATATGCCGGGGATTACTGAAAGAGTTTTAGCTAGAGAAACATATGAGAACTTAGTATCAACTCCAATAGACAAAATATTTTCTAATGCTTTTAGTGATTACGTTTTTGGTAAATCAACGATAAAAAAGAATCGTGATTTAAAATATAAAATTGCAGATCTTTTTGATACTGCACCTTCAATAGCTGATTTTAAAAAAGCAAACCTTTCTATGCTAAAGCAATCAGAGGCAACTAGAGTTTCTTTGTTAATGGCAATTAAAGATGCTAAGGAAAATAATATAAATAAAATTTACGTAGTTCCACCAAAAACTGCTGCATACTATCATAGTTTTTCTGAAGACACTGCAGATAAAATTTACAACAGTACTTTAAATAAAGTATTAAAAACATTAAGTACTGAAACTAATAATGCAGTAAAGTACCAAAGAAAAAATCCTGAAGGTATTAGGTTTCCAATTTCAAAACCAATAGGTAGGGCTGGTTCTTGGGAATTTGACGATGATCAGATAGCAATGGAAATAGATATTACAGATTTTAATTTACCAGATAAACCACAGTTTAGATTATTTAAGGGTGGACTAGTAAATAAATTTGATAGGGGTGGACTAGCCGTGAGCCAAACAGAACAAATGATGGGTATGCCTACCTCTGGTGATCCAGCTATCATAGATCCAACAACAGGACAACCTTATGATGCTTTAGGTTCTATGCGACAGCAAGCAGAACAAACCCGTCAAGTAGAAGCTAAAGAAGAATTTGATGAATTAAAACTTCCAGAAAATATTCAGAAGGAAGTTGAAGAACAAATTAGACCAAGAGCAAGACCTGAAGGTTTACCTAATGTTTATGAAAACAGAACTGCTGTAGATAAAGTATTAGATTTAGGTTTTTTACTTAAACAAAAACAAAAAGATTCTAGAGGACTTAGTAAAGTTGTATCTGGCTTAGATGAAAATAATCCTGTACACCAAAAAACTATTAAAGGTTTTTTTGATAATGCAGTAGGTGGAGATACAGGTTTTGATCCAACTAAAGAAGCATGGTGTGCTGCTTTTGTAAATCATGTACTTACTGAACTTGGTGCAGATCTTATAAATTCTAAAGACCCTTATGATAAAATTAGAGCTAATAAATATAAAGAATATGGTGAGCCTGTAGAACTTGAAAATATTCAAGAGGGTGACATTGTAGTATTTGATTTTGATAAAGATGGTACTGCAGATCATGTAACTTTTTATGCAGGTAGTAGAGTTACTGACCAAGGGCAAGGACAATATATAAATGTAATAGGTGGCAATCAAGGTGGTAAAGTTTCTATCAGAGAAAACCATCCTTATTACATACTAGATAACGTAGCAGCAATTAGAAGAGTTACTTATGATGGTGATGCATATGAAATAGCTCAAAGTCATAAAGATTCTGATCCAATATTTAAAACTTTCTTGCCAGAAGAACATGAAGAATATGCTTTAAATCTACAGGGTAATTATAACAAAGGTGGAATGACTATGAATGGACAAATGGAAATGGCATTTATGCAACAAGGTGGATTAAAAGACGATGGGATGAAACAAGATCCAGTATCAGGCAATCAAATACCTAACGGTTCTATGGCTAAAGAAGTACGAGATGATATTCCTGCCCAGTTGTCCGAGGGTGAATACGTTGTACCTGCTGATGTCGTAAGATACCTTGGTGTAAAACATTTTGAAGATTTACGAGATAAAGCAAAAAGTGGCTTGCAAAACATGGAAGCTAATGGTAGAATAGGTGGAGAGCCAGTTCCTGCTAGTGGTCCTAGTATGCAACCACCTCAGCCTATGCAGCCACCTACTCCATATAGCCCCCCTCAATTGGCTATGGGTGGAGATCTTTCACCAGAAGAAATGAATGAGATTACATCCATGATGAACCAAGGTGGTATGGCTCGTAGTGCTTACTATGGCGGTGGATTTTCTAATACAAATACTAGTTTTTATAATCCAGATGCAACTAAAACCGCAGAAGCAGTATCTACACCTACAAGGTACACTGGTTCATTTAGTAACTTAGGTAGACAAACATTTACTCCAGCCCCTGTAGTAGCTGAAGTTCCCGGTGCAGGTAGTACTACTCCAGTACAAGTAGAAACTCCAGCAACTTGTGCAGCTAGAGGTATGGTATACGATGAAGCTACTAAGATGTGTAGGATGCCAGTTAGTCAAGGTGGTGGGGATGACAATGCTGCTGCAGA